ATCTAAACAAGAAAGAAGAAACATTATAGTGCAGGTAATAAGTGAATTAATTGTTGTACCTGTTTTACTATTTTTACTTATGCTTTGGGTAGGAGCATATACTTCAATAGCTCAAATATATTGTATAATTGTTGGTTTTCAAATACTGGCAGCAATCCTTTCTGTAATTACACAGAAAGTTACTAAAGATGATGATGATGGAAAAGGATCTAACATTTAAACAGAAGTTGTTTATTAAACATTATATGACAAATAGATATAATGCTACTAAAGCATATATGTCAGCATATCCTGACAGTAGCTATGATTCTGCAAGGTCAAGTGCTCCTGATTTACTTGCAAATCCTAACATTAAGGAGTATCTTAAGAAAGAACAAGATGAGGTAGCTGATGCTCTGTTGATTACAAAGGAAAAGCTTGTGATAAAGCTTCTTGAGATAATTAATAGTGATAGTGCAAGAAACAGTGATAAGGTAAGTGCTACTAAATTGTTAGGAGAGATGTCAGGATTTAAAGATGTGAAAGGAATTAGTGTAACTTTTGATACTAAATCATTATCTGATTTATTAAACTTTGGTGAAGGTGAGTAAGATAACATTACATAAGAAGTATAAATCTCTGTTTAAAAACAACAGCAGATATAATATTGTTACAGGAGGAAGAGGTAGCTCTAAATCCTTCAGTGTATCTACTTACTTATGTTTGCTATTACAGTTTGAGAGTAATCATACTATACTTTACACAAGATACACTCTGATTAGTGCTACCATTAGTATCATACCAGAGTTCTTAGAAAAGATTAAGATATTAGGGTTAGAACCCTATTTTATTATAACTCAGGACACTATCACAAATAACCTCACAGGAAGCAAGATAATCTTTAAGGGGATAAGAACATCAAGTGGTGACCAAACTGCTAACCTGAAGTCTCTACAAGGTGTTGACACATGGGTAATGGATGAAGCAGAGGAATTAATTGATGAAGATATATTTGATAAGATAAATTTAAGCATAAGAAGTACACTAAGACCAAATAAGATTATCCTAATCTTAAACCCTGCTACAAAAGTTCACTGGATATATAAAAGATTCTTTGAACAACAAGGTATCACACCTGGGTATAATGGTGTTAGGGAAGATGTTAATTATATACACACTTCCTACTTAGATAACTTAGATAACCTAAGTCCTTCATTTATTACTGAGGTGGAGTATATGAAGTTACATAATCTGCTTAAGTTCAATCACATCATTATGGGTGGTTGGTTAGATACAGCAGAAGGAGTTATATTTACTAACTGGGAATATGGAATCTTTGATGATACTTTAGAATATGGATTTGGTGCAGACTTTGGATTTAAGAGTGACCCTACCACATTAGTAAGAGTAGCAATTGATAAGAAGAAAAGAATTATCTATCTATCTGAGGAGTTATATCAAGAACACCTAACTACTACAGAGATATATGATGCTATTAAACATACAGTAGAAAGAAAAGAAATCATTGGTGATAATAGTGAACCAAGATTGATAGAAGAATTGAAACTCAAAGGAGTTAATATAAAACCTTGTGTGAAAGGTGCAGGTAGTGTAGGTGTAGGTATTAAGATTATGCAGGATTACAAACTAGTAGTAACAAGTACTTCAGTTAACCTTGCAAGAGAATTAAATAACTATTGCTGGTCTGACAGAAAGTCAGATACTCCTATAGATATGTACAATCACTGCTTAGATGCAGCAAGATATAGAGTATCACATATACTCAAAAATCCAACAGTAACTAAATATTATGTAAGATGATAATCACATTAGAAAAATATATGAAGATACAAGAGTTGCAGAAGCTACATGCAAAAGATTCTGATGCTTTAGGTATAGCAATAATCAAACTCTTTAAAGCACAAGATGCACCAATAGAAGAAGCTACTGCTTTGTTAACAGACATTACCAAGCAATTGCTTCACACAAAGGATTTACCTCTTGTTCACAGATTCAAACAGGATGGTATAAGCTTTGGATTTATACCTAACTTAGAAGATATTACTGTAGGTGAGTTTATAGATTTGGATGCATTAATGCAGAAAGATAATTTACAATTGGATCAACTCATGTCTGTATTATACAGACCTGTCAAAAAGTCATGGTTTAACACATATTCCATAGAGCCATATACAGGAACTGATAAATACATTGAGACATATCTAAAGACTGATTTCAGAATTATATTAGGTGCTATCTTTTTTTTTGCACTTTTAAAAAGAAGTTTATTGAACCATTTGGACACTTATACACAAGAGAAGAACCTAGAGAAGGAGAAAGTTTAGTAACTTTCACTGAAGAAGATAAGTTTGCTGAAGAGATGGGTTGGTACCCAATGCTGTACACAGCAGCACATGAAGATTATACAAAAATAAACCAGGTAGTTAATTCAAGAGCTGATGAGTTTCTAACCTTTGTAAATTTCTATAAGAGAAAAAGTCAGCTGGACATTAAAAGAATTAATTCTAAATAAACAAAGTTATGCAAGCATTTTATAAAGTAACCCAGAAGATTAAAGACCTGTTGATGGCAGACTTAAGTGTGCACACTGTATTATTTGGTGTGGATAACTATAGAGATTTATATAAGAAAGCTATATATCCTGTAGTGCATATAAATCCTGTAGGTAGCAACTATGATTCTTCTCAGCAAAATGTTATAACTCTTGAGATTTCTGCATTAGACCAAAGAGATTTATCCAACTCTGAGGTAAAAGATAAATGGTTAAGCAATGATAATCAGATAGATACACTTAACACATGTCATGCTATCCTTAACAGGTTAATAGCAGCATTAAGATATACACATAATGATGGTATAGAAATATTATCTGTTACAGAAGCAGTACCTGTACTATTCAGAGAATTAGATTTAGTAGATGGTTGGTTAATAACTATTACACTTGCAGTACCAAATACTATTGATGTTTGTGTAATGCCTGATGGTGGAAGCTTTGCATATACCTTCTCTCCTTTAGGATTTGTAGCAAGTGGTGATTCCTGTAGTGATGTATCTACAGGATTGACGCTATACAGTTTTGATAATCCTCCATTAATAGGAACAGTGTTATATTCAGATGTAAATCTTACTGTTCCTTTCTTAGGTAACAATCTTTGGAGAAAAGCATCAGGTACTAATACTTATCAGATTGATGATAATGGTATAGTTATGAATATCACTACATGTTCTACATTACCTGCTAATCAATTTAACTTCTCACAGGAAGGAAAACCTTCTGGAAATGATGCATGTGGTGACCCTCATCAGATGTCTTTGTTCTCTACAAGCACTGTGTTACAAGTAGGAAGCAAAATGTATACAGATTTTGCACTACAAAATGTATTTGTTGGTAATACTTTCTGGTATAAATCAGAGAATCAAGCATATTTAATAGATATTAATGGTAATATCCTTGAGATATTCACATGTTCTGCTGCATTATTTCAATATAATTTCACAGAACCAGGTACAAATACTGCTTTAGAAAACTGTAATGATGAAGATTTTAGTCTTATTCTATACTCAATATCTCCTTTCATGGTAGATGGTATAACATTATTTACAGATTTTGTGTTATCAACACCTTTTCCAGGTGGTAATTTGTTCTATAAAGCTTCTGCAAATGGAGTAATCTTCCAGATTGATAACAATGGTCTTACTTCAGGAGGTACCACACCATGTCCTCCTGTGTGTTCTTTAGGATATGGATACAGTGTAGGTATATATGATTGTGCTTGTAACTTCATAGGACCAGGTAGCATAACTAATGAGACAGCACTTACTGCAAATAAATGGTACTATGACATAGTGTCAGATAGAAAGATTACAATAACAGGATTCAATGGATGTTCCTCTGGTTTTACCAGAACTATATTAGATAGCTCTAAACAAGACTTATGTGCAAATGTAGTGTGTACTCCTGCATGTACTCAAGGTTTCCAATATAATGTAAATCTTCATGATTGCAATCCTGCTTGTAACAATGTTGGTGGTGGTGGTATGACAAATCAGGAAGCACTTACTGTAGGTATGTGGTATTTTGATCCTGTATTTGGATATAAGATTCATGTTATGGAAGACTTAGGATGTATAGGTACTTGGACCTCAACTGTTCTTGCATCTAGTGGTAAAG